CGACAGCTGTCGCTGCTCCCAATCCTTTCGCTATTCCGGAAGCCAGTTTTGATCCTGTCTTTTCACCGGCAGATGCAACCGCAGAAGAGTCAGCAACGCCGGAGAGCTGCGATGTGATAGAGGCCTGTGCCCCTTCCATCGTCGGTATGATCGTGACCGTCGCCCGTGCGACTTCAATGTTGTTTGCCATGTTCCTTCCTCTTTTCTGCGAACAGTTTTCTCAGCTCCGGTACACTTACGGCATCCTTGCCATAGTGTTCGCCCTTGTTCTTATTTCCGGGCCTCGGATATGGTTTCGTCTGTTTCGCCGGTTTGTGTGATCCTATTGCAACGAGGTTCGAGTTGATAAGGTTCAGCATGTCAAAGATATCTGCAAGCAGCAGGTTCGTTTTCCAGCGTGTGCCCCATTCGGACACTTCCGGATTCATATCTCTGATGAGTGCTGATTCTATACCGAGATTCGGTATAAATGAAGCAAGGGCGCTCCATGGAAGCGAGCGCCCTATGTCATCGAGACAAAATCCTCGCTGTAGGAGATCGGATTCAATAGCCTTGCCGTGCTCTGATGTGAACGCTGCAAGGCTTAAGATTCCCCCAGTTTTTGTCCTGTTTCCCCTGATGCTTCAGACCATGCCACAAAAATCTCTTTCAGGTCATCACAAGTGAGTGATTCAATGACTTCCTGAGGGATGTACTTTGAAAAAAAGCTGATTGCAAAATCGAGCTGTTCCATTACCGGCTTGTCCGATATCTGGCTGAATGCTTTTGCGTCATAGTATGACAGGCTGCCGGCAAGAGGTACTGAATAGCTTTTGTCATCGATCTTGACCTTCAGGACCTCTGTCGGTTTCCTGTTGAGGATTTTTTCACTCATAGATTATCTCCTTACGATGCTGCCTCTTCGCTGATGAAGTGGAGTCCGTCACCAAGAGCGGTGAGAGTGGGCTTCCAAACGATCGCCGCGTTGGGTGCGAACGATACGTTGTCAACAGCTGTGATCTGGCCTTCTGACATGCCGAGAGCCATGGTGTCGTCGCCGTCTTTCATGACGAACAGGAACGCCTTAGGATCGGGCAGTGTAGCAGCGGAGAGATTGCAGTCGATCGTCTTTCCATGGCTGCCTGCTGCCGGCGTTACGGTCACATTGTCAGATCCGAGGATCGCCTTCATGGTTTCTTCGGTTGTGTCCATAACCGGAGCCTGAACAGTTTCGTTGTGGTCGGTCATGATGACACGCTTGAGCACGTTCGCCCAGTTGAAGAGGTTTGTCACGCTCTTGTCAGTGGCCACGGTCAAGCCATCCTGGGAGATATCGCCTACAAGCCTCCATGCGCTCACATAATACTCAATGACAACCTTGTCATCAGCTGCAAGCGTAGTTCCGCTATAGGTGAACGATGCGCCGCTGAATGTGTAATCGGTAGATGCTACCGCTACGCCGTTGACGGTCATGCTTATGATCGCATTTGCCGATTCACTCAGGGTGAACGCGGTCTGTCCGGCAGTCGCCGTGAACTTGTCGGTTGTGGTGCCGTCGCCGTTGCCGCCTACATTCTCAGTCGGGTATGTAGGCAGGCTTGTTCCTGCTGTCGCAGTGAAGAACATGCCGGTAGCAAGACCGATACCTAATTTTGTTTTCATGTCTTATACCTCCGTTGTTTCAATATGTGCGACAACACGGAGCCTCGCCGTGCACATCGCCAGTTCCGGCCTCACCGGATCGCGTCCCCATGAAGCCAGTGTATTGATCGCGGCATACCTCAGATCCGTTGTCTGGGTTTCTGCTGCATGCCGGATGATTCCTATTGCATTTCTCAAATTTGTCAGCGCCGTTTCTTCGTCTCCAGCCCGTGAATCGATGGTGACTTCGAATGTATCGATATCATCAGCCTCACTGCCGCCAACCTGTGTGATCAGGATAGACGGAACCGTGAAATCTGCCGGTAAAGGTCTGACATATGCCGTGATATTATCGGCTATTGCCGCCCGTATCGTTTCTTCGATATCGATGTTTCTCTTAATCTTCATTTACATCACCGCCCTTGATAGTGCCTTGTCTTCCGATTCAGCCTGGGCGGATTCCCGATCGGTAGAGCTGACGTTTCCAATCCATCTGCCGCCATAGCTGTGTTTTGATGACATAGCACCCTGCCAAACTTCAGCTGTGAAGCCGGTGCCGCCATAATTTGCATTTGCCCTGCCTGCGATATCCGTTGCCACACTCTGAATGAGTTCCTTCATGTTCTCACTCATGAGTATTTCTTTGAATCCCGCAGAATTGAATTTGATGCTGATCTGTGCGCTCATCCGGAATACCTCCGCAGATTCAGCAGGATGTGATCTCTGCCTCCTGTGGCTGATACCCATACACGCGGTTCGCCGTTGATCTCGTAGGTCTGTCCGTCATACATGATGTGGTCGCCTGCTTTCACATCCGAACCTTCGGGCAGATATGCCGTGAGTCCGTCCATTACTCCCAGAACGCGGCCATCTTCAGACAGCGAGGTCGAGGCGGGCTGAACTGAACAACCCGATATCGCCAAAGGATCCCCGTCAGGATTTTCCCAGTCGGGGATTGTAGAGCCCCTGCTTGTCTTTGTCTTTGCCCGGATGCGATACACTGTCTGTCTGCAAAAAGAAGGAAGCATCAGAACACCCCCTCAAGCCGATACGGGTTCAAAAGAGCGGCATTGTTTTCAAATATCCGGTCAAATGATCCGTTGGTCCAATTTGAATTATATGTAATGGATACCCCGCCGGCCGCCTCGCTGGTCACGCCATAGGACTTCGCAAGTCCTAAAGTTACCATGTCAGCAACAAGCTGCTTGATTCCACTTGTATCCGTTACGCCTGCGATATATACGATCTCAATGACAGACTGCTTTGACAGCGGCCCTACGTTGAAGATCGTCAGCATTCCGTTCGTATCAGCAAAGAAGTCCGTGAAAGGTTCGTTGTCAATGTTGATGGATGTGACGGATGAAACGAATCTCGCGGGAAGCTGTACGAGCAGATCAGCTCCGCTCCGGATGATGCCTCTGTTTCTGACATTCCATTTCACTTTGCAGTTCATGGAAGTGGCCAGATGCCATCCGCAGTAGTTGCGCAGTGCTTGAGATGCTGCTGCAATACCGGTGGATATCCTTGGATCATTGGCATACCGTCCGGCAGTCATTGTATTGAACTCCGTTTCGGTGATAATGTCGGCAAGCGTTGTCGCGTCCGGCAATGAATACCCCCAGCTTGTCAGTATCATTTCTTGCTTCCTTTCTTGGACTTGTTCTTCGGTGCTTTGACTGCCTTGTTCTCAGGTTCCGGAGCTTCCTTGTTCTCGATTTCTTCCGGCTCGATTGCTTTGGTGGCTGCGGGCTTGATGGCTTTTGTATCTTCAAGAAGGATCGCGCACGCAGGCGCATCTTCTTCTCTGAACTGTCTTGTAGTACCGTCGGGCATTTTGTATCTTTTCATGTTCATGCGTTCCATGCTTATTCTCCTATATGGCGGAGCTGAAATATATCAGCCCCGCCTTGCAATGATCAGGATCAGGTTCCGTCGCTCTCAAGCAGGTACACGCCATTGAGATCCCATACCGCGCAAGCGATACGCTCTTCTGCAAGAAGCGTTACTCTGTTGTAGATCGCGTCGTCTTCGTTCTGCTCGTAGAGCTTTACGTCTACGCCGCCCTTGCTCCAAACCTTGACAGCCTGCTTTGCACAGATAAGAACATCGCCCTGGCTAACATCCGCCGACTCGAAGCAGGGAACACCCCAGATGACATACGGAGCAACATAGTTGCCCTGAGCGTATGCAGATGTGAAGTATCCGCCGCCGTAGTACTGATCGTTCGCGTCCTTTGCGGTGAGCAGAGTGAACATGTCAGCAGGGTTCAGGATGACAACGCTTGCATCATAAGGTGATGCGCTCTTGATTGCGCGGATTGCGTAGAGGATACCCTCAACGATGTTCGCGGCGATAGAGCCAACGCCTGAGCCGTAGGTTCCATTCTGGATACCAGATGTTCCGCCGATTGCGCTGATGATGTGTCCATCCTCAACAACGCCCAGATGGTAAAGAAGGCTGTTCTTTACTTCTGAAGCAAGGAACGGAGCATCGCTCACGATCTCGTCGGTCTCCTTGATGTATGCAGCGATCTTGCTGAGTGCAAGCGTTGTCGGATCGAAGCTGGTGCTGTTCTGAGGTTTCTTTGCATTCTCAGCTACAACAGCAGGATCTCCTTCGTATGCGCCCTGGCGGAAGAATGTGATTGCATTTCCGCTGATGGTTGCGTTGGTGAACAGGTCTCTTGCGGCTCTCCTGCGAGGCTGTCCCGAAACGGATCTGTCGATATCAGCAAGCTGAACACCGGTCACTACATCAGTAGCAGCCTTGATGTGCTGTGATACGCTCCATCCCTTCAGGGAACGGTTAACCTCGCCCGCCTTCTTGGTGAACATTTCAAGCTCGGTCATGGGCTTACCCTCCTCTTTCTTCTCCTCTTTGCCGATAGACTTCAAGAGGGCTTCTTTTTCTTCTGCCTGCTTGATCTCGGCTGTCAGTTTCTCGATATCCGCCTTGAGCTGTGTGCCCTTGGTGATCGCTTCTGCATCGTCTTTCTCGATGCTTTCCTTCAGAGCTTCAAGTTCCGCTTTTTTTGCGGCAAGTTCTTCAGTCTTATTCATGATTTCATACCTCCGTTAATGTAGTCGAGCAGTGCCGCCTTCTCCGGATTGCTTGCCTTCGGCTCCTTTGCATCTGCATTGGCTTTGGGCTTGTCCTTTCCTTCGTTATCGTCTGCCGATGTATCGCTCAAAAGTGCTTCAAGAGCACTTGCGGCTTCATTGAGTGCGCTGATCGCTCCGCGGATCGTTTCTTCGTCCTTTGAGCTGTTACGCCTGCCGGATTTCACGTCGGTCACGATCGCCGTCTGATTTGCCGGGATGGGTACCAGACTGACCTCATACAGGTCGAGCTTTGTGAGTTTGTTCAGGATGCCCTGTTTTCTCTCTTCCTCGGTAGGTCTTTCGCTTCCCAGGACATCATATGCGAACGAGAACTGCCAAACGATTCCCTCTTTTACCAGCTCGCGTTTTTCCTGTGCGAGTGGTGTATCAAGGAATGTGGCTGCCACCTTCAGGCCGGTATCATCTTCCTCAATGCTGTCGATTTTGCCGATAATCTGGTCAAGATCATGGCCGTAGCAGAGAGGGAACGGGTGCCCGGTCTTTTTCTTTTTCTCGATGGTGTCTTTGAATGCGCCCTTGATAACGATGTCGCCGTAGCTGTCAGGCTCCTTTGTCCATGTGGAAGCGTAGCCTTCAACATGTCCCTTGTCATCTGTCGATTTCAGTTCAAATGTTTTGTATATCATCATCTGCCTCCTAACTTTATCCGTACATCAGCTGCACAGTTGCATCCGCATGTACCATCAGGCCCGAGTACATCATCACCCGGCCATTGTGCTCCATTCGAAAATGTTGCATCGACATCCACGGTCTCTCCGTTGATGGCTGCGTGTTCCGGTCTCGGGTTTTCACCCGTCACCCATGTCTTTGTGATCTGTTTTGAGTAGCCCTGAGAACGCGCCTGCCTGCAAGCCTCACCGAGCGCCCATGTGGCAGCTCCCATCGCGATGTCTTTTCCCCATGTATCCGCTCCGGATTTCTCACGCTTTTCAAATACATGGTCAATGGCTTCGCCTTCGTCAGTTTCTTCGTCTTCCGCAGCTTCAGCGATCGCCGCCGCCAGTTCTTCATAGGTTTTCTGGTTGATGACCGAGGCTTTGCCGGAAGCCATCTTTTCAAGATATTTTCTTGTCAGGTCTACGACATATTCGGTGCCAAGGATCTCGGCTGTGCTTTTGCCGTGGTTCTTTGCTATCTTCAAAATGACCGGTACAAGATCGGCAGCCAGTTCACTGTTCCAGCGTTCTTCGTCCCACCAGTTGTCCTTGCCTGCTCCGATCTTAGGCTTGACCGATGCCGCCTGACGCTTCAGGAACTTTCTGACCACTGCCGCCGCAGCATCGTTCTCGGCTTTTTCCGATCTTGCCTTTATATTTACATCTACAGCTTTGATTCCGGTCTTCAAGTCATAGGTGAATGACTTTTCGTCATCCTGTTGCACCGGTGCAACTTCCGGATTGTCGAATCCGTTATTGACATTCATGGGAACGATAAGATCATCACCGCCCTCGATCGGAGGAAGATTGTTGTCTGCTCTTGCCTCGTTTCTGGTCATATACGGACCACCGACAGCTGCCTGAAGGATGGCTGCGCGTTCTTCAAATGATCCTTTGAGCTTTTCCCTCAGGTCAAACACGACATACTCGTTCGGATCCGCGCCGATCATCGGGAGCAGGAAGCTGTTGATCCTCTGCTGAAGCATCTGCAAGGTAGGACCTAAACAGTCATTATACAATGCTCTGGCATTATCCTTCGCGCTGGCATATGTCTGTGTCTGTGTATGCCAGATGAGCGAAGGATTTATGTGATATGCGGCTGCTACATCCTCACGGGATAGCTGTTTGGTCTCCGCGTACTGGGCTTCTTTAGAGTTGAACTGATATGGCTTGATGTCCATTCCGTCCTCAAGCAGGGGCATCTTTCCGGCGCTTCCGCCGTCAGCTCCCCAGTTCTGTCGGAATGCTTCAACCCATCTTTTCTTTGTCTCATCATCCCACGGTGCAACATCTTTCGGCCTTGTGATGTAGGCATTGAACCGTCCGGAACTCTTCCAGATCTGTGTCCTGAATTTATCCGCCTGCATCTGTTCAATGAGCGTCTGTCTCAATGCCGTGATAGGTCCTTGATAGGATCCCGGAGCAGTGGGACAGTACATCTTGAACTGCACGAACTCTGACCGGGGAATATCAAATGTGGATCCTCCGTCGCGAGTCCTGACAGTTATCTTATCAAGTCCATAGACGGTCTTTGCGTCCGAGTCTTCGATCCAGTCGCGGGGAATGATGCGCATCTGGTACCCGGATTCAGAGAACCTGTCGGGGATCACCCACACAAAAGCTGTGCCGAACAGGTAAAACTCGATCATGAGAGCATTCCAGAACTCATATTCCGTCTGATCGTTGTTCGGTTTCCACAAGAGCTTTGCCGCCACGGAGTCGCGATCGCGCTGCCTGTCGGTCTCGCTGTTCCTCTTGTACAGCTTCAAAGGGAGCTGTGCGATAGAGTCAGCAAGGAACGACACCACGGCATGAAGGTTCGCCTGTGTCGAATACAGTTCTCTGGGAGTCAGCCCCTCTGCCTGAGGGTATGCTTCCGGAGTCAGTTCGATCCTGTAGACCGATGAACCGCTCCCTGCGAAGAGGGAACGAAACCAAGTTCCTAAGCCCATAATTTACCTCACACGAATATCAGGCTTGCGCCCGAGGCGTAAGCAGACTCATATATCTTTGAATCCTTCTT